CACTGGTTCATTCTATGGTCGTGGACTACGACGTGCCTGTTACGAGGCCGATTGTTGATATTGTCGAGGTCAACAAGCCTGTTGCGAGGCCGTCGCTTACGCTGTTGCCCTTGCGCGACAGTCCCTACGACGGGATGCAGGAGGATTTCTGCGTTAACCACGGGCTGTTGGATACTGTCGATTTGGACGTGCGACCCTACTTGGCGCACGACGACGATCGCTCCTACGCTTGTAACGCGGAGGCTTTTAGGGCCAAAGGGTCGGAGCAGCCACCGCCGGGCATGAGGATTAAGGTCCCCTTTTTGAAGGGAAGCTGCTCTGGGCCTAGGCCTGTTTGCGCTTTCGAGACGGCCAACGCCTTTGGCAAGAGAGTGGGCAGCGCCCCTGATTCCGCGGAGCCGGTGGTGAGTGAGGACGCGGTGGAAGAGAGTGTTACGATGTTTGCAGATGCCTGTTTTGTGCCGGGTTGGCGGTCTATCGTGGCTGCGCGGGTACGAAAGGGGGCGGGCAGCATTGGTACGGAGGCTGTGACGGCTGCAGTTGGGAAGATGACACCGGCCAACGTGGCTAATGCTACGAAGAGCCAGACGCCCTTGTCTCGGTTCTTGATGACGGAGTTCGAGGCTATGGTCAAGCGTCAGCCCAAGGACAAGTTGGATAGCGCTGTGGCGTTCGAACACTCGGCCCCTCAGACTATTATGTATCAGGCGGACAAGCGAATCAATGCTTATTGTTCGGCTGTTCTTGGGTCGGTACATGACACCCTCGAGGCCGTTTTGCGTCCGGGCATTTCGATAAACCTTCGGCGTGATCGGAAGTGGTTTGAGGAGTCATGGAACGCAGCTAAGGCTGGTTACTCCGGGCCTACTGAGGTGGTAGAAGTGGACATTAGCCAGTGCGATAAGAGTATGAATCTGTTGAACTTGCAACGTTATTTCGGTCTACTCAATGCGCTAGGGCTAGGCGAAGACCTGTCGGAGCTGTGGAAGGCAGTCATAGGTCTTAAGAGGGCAGGTGATAGGCGGACTCATTTTGCCATCGAGTTTATATGGCAGGTAGTGTCGGGACTTTTTGCTACCATATCTATAAATTCCATCGTTTCCGGGATGGCTTACGTGGAGTGTTTGGCTTTGGCTGCACGTACGCTGGTTGCTTTGGGCGTGTCTGGGGATGACGCTCTTGGCATGGTGGTGGCAGGGTCGGTCGGATCTGTGGGTTCGGTTTCTCAGCGGTACGTTACGGACTACAATTTCGAAGCAAAGGTTTTTAAACCTGTCGATCCTTATTGGTGCGGTTGCTACGTGGTGACGGTCGAGGGTTACGATTTTTTCGTAAAGGACCCTGAGAGGATATACTCTTCGCTTAGCCGACCGCAGTCGGTGGGTTACGATGTTGATGAGGCTTTTGCGAGCTTTCGTGACATTACCTCTGATTACGAGTGGCGTGAGTTGGCGGAAGGCGCGGCTTACGCAGCTCAACGCAGGAACGCTCGGGCTGGCGCTATGCTCGCGGTGGCGAGGGGTACTCGGACTTTGCGGAGCTCTAAGGAACTTTATGCTGCTCGTTTTACGTCGGAGCGAGTTATGAAGTTCTAGTCATGGTGGTTATGGGGCGTTTACAGGTGCGGTAAGTGCTTGAATTTGATTTTAAAACCTTATAAACACCAAACAAATAGCAGCCGTATTGAGCAGTACGGAGGAAGAAGTTATGCTTCATGAATATTTCATTATAAAGAACAGCGTGATTACCGGCTATACGGTGATGCAAGGTATCCTTCTGATTTGAGGTCAGAAGCCCCATTGGATTTTCCGGGTTGACGCCCGTTTTTTTTTTTTGGGGAAGAAAAAAAAAAAAAAAAAAAAAAACACGCG